CGTGCTATTCCCAGAAGGATCTCAAAATGTTGACCTCAATGCTAAGATCCAAAAGATGGAGGAAGAAGTCAAGCGAATGCTTGTTCCGTATCAAGAAACCATCATCGTTGCAGGTATGGGTGGCTGATGTGATATTCCTTGCCCTCATATTAAACCACGAAGAAATCATCCAGATTTCCAAGGAGATTTCCAGTTTGGCTGATAAAGCCGTTAATGGTGGCCTTCGAGATATTCAAGAAAGGATGGTTGAAGAGGAAAAACAAATGTCCGATGCAGACGACATTGATTACAATGATGAAGAGGTTGATTCTGTTGTCAATGAGCGCATGAAGCAAAATTATTATCACACGAAAATCGGTGAGAAAATTAACAAGTTGCAGGAGGTCATGTGATGGCAAAGGATGCAATTGAGTCGATCCGTGATCTGCTGAATGCTCAATGGAACCTATCTCCAAAGCCCTCAATTGAAGACATTGCCGTCCTTGATCGAGGCGAAGGAAAGCGCACTCGTCTTCAAGATCAAGACGTCATTCGTATTTTTGAAACCGCTCACAATGAAGCGCAACCAGAATTGTTGTTTGATTTTGTCAATATCCACGTCAATTTAACCATCGATGTTCGTACATCAAAGGGAAGAAAGAGATTGGGCGCACTTCGAGATGAGGTTCGGCGGATCATTCATAAGTTCCGAAAAGGCAATGGAAACGACTTTGATAGGGTTATCTTCAAGACCCGAACCGATTTGTCGGATCGTAGCAAGGGGTTATTCCGATACACACTTCAAGCAGAGGTTATCACATTCAGCGAAGTTCTGGAAACAATCACATGAAATGAGGCGATAAAATGGTGAACACGATATTCAAGGGCGACATTGCAGAAGTGTCATGGGGTAAAGAGACTGGATTGATCGCAACAGGAGATACAACGTCTGATGGATGGGTGGCCTCCGCCCCAGTTGGAAACACCAGTTTGATCACAATTGGAGTAAATGCACCATGGGTGGCAGCGGGTCCAGACCTCCTAATTCCAGAGAATGCTTTGGTCGGCTGTGTCATGACAATCAGCGCGAGTGGGAATTTTGCTTCCGATGATTTTGCAACCACCCGTCGAACCTACTACATCATTGCAAGTGATCAATCGGAAGGTACAATCACGGTTCAACCTGCATTGGTAAGTGGTGGAGCAACTGCGGCAGCAAGTGATGTGATGACAATTCATTCCATCCGCTGCCCAACATTTGACTCTGCAACTCAAGTTCGCACAGATCAATTCTTTGGACTCCTCGATTCTTTCAGCCTCCCTGAGCCTGAGATTGATGTTCGACAGCAACACATCATCGGCATGGGTCGAGATGTCAACGTCTTGACAAGCGGAAGGGAAATGCTTGCTGGCGGGAGTATGTCGCTTAACGCTCACACCCTTCGCTGGTTGAAATACGCACTTGGGGGCGTCAGTTCTCGATCAAACAATGGAGAGTTGTCTCACGCCACAGCCGCAAATACAATCCTAACCGCTCGACCTCTTCATCTCAAAGATGCAAGTGCAACCCTCTTAGGTTGTACCGCTCAAGTGGTTGGAGCAGCAGGAGTTGACACCATTACGGCAATAATTACTGGTACAACCATGACTGGTTTGAATGTTGATAAGGCTGGCAAGAATTTGTTGATCGGTTTGACTTCATCAACTCATGGCACTACAACAAGCATCACACTTGGAGCCGCTTATACGACGGTTCACGATCAAGTCTCTGCATTAGGAGGCATATTCAAGCACGTTAGCACATCAGGTGTTTTGACCTACGGATCCTACACTTCTCTTTCAGGAGTAAATGTTGTGGGTTGCTTGGACATCGACACAGGTGCGGTCGCAAATGCTCGGACCAATGGTACGCTCGCCCTGCTTCCAGCAATCACGGCAAACATCGCAATCGATGACATTCGAGTAAAGGTCGGAGCAACCACACGTGCAAAATTCACGGCTGGCGAATACATTGGGATCATCGACAAAAATAGCCATTACATACCTGGTGCTGATGCAACTTTGCCTACGGTATTTAAACATGAGATCCGAAGAGTCATCGCAGTTGATGGCGATTATGTCTATGTTGAGGAACCATTCTCCTTCGCACATACTGCCAACGAATGTGGAGTTGAGAGGCTTTCATGCCTCGATGACGATAAGCGAGGAAGCCCTCACATTGATTCAACCACCAAGGAATTGAAGAATGGCGTGTCTCACACCATGTTTGGTGGCACTCGTTTGCCAACTTTCATGATCGAGCAATCATTCCGATCAACGGATGAAAGCCCAGGCACAAATCAGTTGCTTCGACTGTATAACGGTTGCAAAATTGAATCAGCAACTGTCAATGCAAACAGCGAGGGTGAATTGAAAATGGATCTATCCTATGAGGCAACTCGACACTACACCGATACTGGTGGAGCAATGACTCCACACCGTATGTTTGAGACAACAGCAAACACCGCTGCGAATCGAAAAGCAAGTGGCATTGCCGTTGACGGTGAAAAACCATATCTCTTCCAAGACATCTCGATTGAAGTCTTTGGCGCACCTGTTCTCCGTGGCACTCAATTTGAGTTCACAATTGCAAATGGCAACCAGGCTCGGCACTACATCCGAGGATACGAAGGAAACACATTGGATACGGACAATGTTCAACTTGGAAGCACTCAAACGGCATTTGAGATCACAGAATCAAAGCGAGCGTACACGTTCCGATTCTCAGCCATTGTTGAGGATGATCGACTTTGGGAACAGGTTCGTACTCGAAAGCACCACACCAATTCCAACGACATCGTTCTTCGCTTGAAGAAGCGAGGATCACACGCCACAAGAGAATCGGCAACCATCACCCTCGAAGACTACACTATCGTGAAGGCTGATCACCAAGTACCTGACGACAAAGGAGCCGTCATTGTTGAAGTTGATTTGCTCGTTCGCCACCTTAAGGTTGAGGAGAACTCACCATATTTGGCACTTTGATAGTGAGCCTTTAAGACAAATACAGGATAGGGATTATCATGCGAATTGTAGGATTTGTGATGCTTAACGGACAGCGAATACCAGTTGATTGGTCAATTGTAGGAACGAAGATCGAACATGGGGTTGGCCTCAGCGCAGAAAACGTTGAGTTGTTCATTCAATTGCCGACCTATGTTGGAGATGACGGGCAAGCATTGCAGCAAGCCGTTGAAGAAGTTGTATCGACCACATCTGGAACATACGAGAAGCAGACTGTCAATGATCTGCGTGTTCTGTTGAGCCAACGTGATCTCCCCACATACGGGAACAAGGCTGATTTGATTACTCGTTTGGTTAAGGACGATGCAAGTCCAGAGGTTGCCGAAGAAGCAACAGAAGAAGAGGTGAGCGATGATGGCGAAGCGTGATGCCTTTATCCTCAGCAACACACCAACTCAACACATTCTCGATACGCCAATGGGCGAGTTGATCGTGAATGTCAAGCAACTCTCTTGGGTTGAACAACAAGATGCCATGTCTCGATTCGTTTCTTTCAAGACGGGAGATGATGGATCCGTTGCCCCAGACATCGATTTGGGGGGCTATTGGCGATATGTGCTAACCAATTGTGTTGTCAGCACCGAACCAAGCCTCAGCAAAAAAGATCTGTTGAACCTTCACCCTGATGTCGGAAATGTCATCCGAACCGTACTCCCCGATCTCAATGAGATCATTGGTCAATTTGCAGGTGGCGTAAGCCCTTTGGAATAGAGTACGAGGACTTGGTTGCGTTCCTCGACGAAGATCTGGAAGACGACGAGCGACCTTCGCTCAATCTCTCCCAAGCAACAATTCTTTCGTTTCAAGCGATTACCTTTGCACTTGGCACTCATTTTCATTGTCCTCCTCACTTTTGGGACGATCAACCCCCAGATCGGGTATTACTCGACTATATGATTGTCCGTGCTGCCGCTGATAAGAAGGCCGAGATGCTTGAAAGAATGAAGAAACAGGCCGAAAGGCAAATGAAACACGGAAGAGGCAATAAGGGGCAACCACTACGCACAACAAGCGATGGAGTCGTTTTAGACGACTTCTTTGAAAGGCATAACCAAAAAATGAGGGGTGATTGAAATCGGACAACTTGACGAATATGTTTCATCCCTTGCAAAGATGAACGTTCTCAACAAGAAAAACGCAAAATCAGCCAATCTCCTTAACATCCAATACAAAGCCATGAACAAGATCTTTGGACCGTTTTTGGATCTGTTCGTCGATACCAAAAATATGTTTGAAACCGCTGCCGAAGTGGTTCCTAAATTCAACAAAGAGATGCAAGAGACTGGTGAAGCGGTTGAAACGGCTATGGGGCCAATCGGTTCATTCCTGAAAGCACTTCGCGTGATCAACACGGTTATGATCATGATATTGGGGATTTTTGCTGCGGTTGGAGCCGCGATATATTTGCTCGCATCTCATGTAGGCGAAGGCGCAGGTGATTTCGAGATCCTGAATAAAATTGGTGAGGCATCCAAAAAATTGTTTGAGGCTATCGGTGATACTTTCGACGCCCTTATGGGAGCCTTTGGTGCTGTTGACTGGGGAGTTGTGAGCGGGATTGTCCTTGAAGGATTGCAGGGCATTTTTGACGCTTTAGGGATGGTTTTGATCATTTACATCACACTTTACACCGAGATAATTTTGGGGATTGGCAAAGTCATCGCAAAAATGGATGAAGCGGGTATGTTTCAAAGGATTGGGGATGCAATTGCTGTTTTATTGGGATCGTTTATGGTTGCCTTTGACCTAATTGCACAAGCAATTAGCGATACGGGATTAACATTCGAGGACATAATTGAAGGAATACAGGGTGCTGTTGACTACTTCGTTGGTTTTCTTTTCAGTAGCGGAATAATCGAATTCTTTGTTCAAGTGATTGAATTGGCCTCAACTGTTTGGGCTTTGATAGTCGTGATTTTTGGAGTCGTTGTGTCGTTATTCATCCGTGTGTGGGCGCAACTTGGCCCACCATTGGTTAATTTTGTTAGAGCCGTGTTTGACTTTTTGGATCCAATAATTCGCATCATCACAGGAATTATCGGCGTCATCATTGATTTGGTCATGGGGTTGATCGGCTGGTTGTTGCCCTATTTTGAAACAGGAATGGGCGTCATTATGGATCTCTTGCAACCTGTCATTGATTTGATTACATGGCTGTTGGATGGCGTTTCAACAGTCTTGGACGGAGTAAGTGGGTTCTTTGGTGGAGCAGCAGATCTCATGGGATTCAGCGATGGAGGTGTTGCAAGTGGCCCTTCAAGTGGATACCCAGTTGCACTCCACGGAACAGAAGCGGTTGTGCCTCTTCCTGATGGCAGAACCATCCCTGTTTCGATCAAAGGCGACATGGGTGGCGGTGGAAGCACAAACAACATCACCATCAACGTTAGCGGAGGCGGAGGCAATGCAAAGGAAATTGCCAAGGCCGTGAGCGAAGAAGTAAGCAAGGTCATGAGGACGAAATCCCGTGGCAATTCATATTCAAGGGGCGTGATTTGATGCCGAAGATTCAACTGATCCGTCGAGATGGAGGCGTCGTTGAATTGGAAGCGACCAACATTCAATTTTCCATTCAAAGAAACATCGTGGGGCCACACCCAATCCCTCTTTTGGCAACACGTGCTGCTCTCGATCTAAACACTCCAAGCCTCGCCATCACAGTTGAGGGAATAATCAGCGATGACGAAACCTCAACGCCTGGTGTTGGAGCAAACATGAGCATTGACCTGTCTCTTGCATTTGGTGCAGCGGGTGCAACTTCTTGGTGTGGTTCTTTGGATCTCCTTTGGAGCCTCATGAAGGGCGAGATGGATAACGTGGTGATTACATTCCGCACCAAAGGGCAGATTGATGCAGGTTTGGGTGAAAACAATCAATTGGTTTTGAAGAACGGAAGTGCGTCAAATGTTGTTGCAACCACCAGTATTATTTATGCAGACATTTCCTCAACCACCAATACCAACACCGTTTCGACAGCAATTCAAAACGCCTTAAACGCATCAAGCATAAAGGTCGATGGAGCAACCACGGCCTTCACTACTGTTTGCACCGTTTCAGCGAAGACAGGTCAAGCGGCAGCAATCTCCTTTCAAACCCAAAATGGATCGGCAGGGACATACACAAATGAATTGATTGAGATTCAAAATGATGTCGTAGGCGAATCAGGAAATGGTACGGTTTTGATCGAGAAGAGTTCTGTTGCTTCATCTCAATCATGGGAAAATCAATTCTTCGTATCCAATATGCGAGGTGGCGTGGATCCTGTCAAATTGACAAAGGGGGATAAGTTGCAAGATCTGTTGAACATGATTGTGAATCCAAGCGTCGGAGGAGCATTGGTGAGTCCACAGGTCTTAACAGGATCTATGATTGATTTGCCCGATTCTATCGCCTCAGTCGATTCTGCTCAATTTTTGAACATCGGTGAGATAAAAGCCGTGAAGAAATACATTGTTGGCATACGAATTCCATACGAAACGCTTGCTGCATCGGTGAGTGGCAATCGAGAATTGCGACAATTCCTGATCCCTGCTGGACCTGGGACGGATGTGGCTGCAAGCACAAATGATCAGGTGTACGATCCATTTGAAGTGGTGAATAACAAGACAGTCCGACCGAATCCATTCACAAACCAAGGTGTGGCTATACCTGCGGTAATAAGTACCTTTGACCCTGGATATGAGGCTGGTGATTCGGTTTGGACTTACTCTCTCACCATGCTCCCAGTTGAACAATTGATTGGGTTGTGAGATCAATGGCAATGCACACAATCCGTTCAAAGGCAATTCGATTCAATGGATTTACCGATGGAATCGTCGTCCCTACTGGTCAATTTAAGGAAAGTGGAATTAGCCTCCTAAGACCTGCGTATGGCGGTACAACAGCAACAACAAAAAGCCACGCCACGAAGATTGGAAGGATTCATCTTCCAACTGAAAGCAATCCCTTAAACGCCATTTTAGGGCCATTCACAATTGAGGCATTTATTGTCCCAAATTATGGAGGGACTGTTGTTTCAAAACCAGGTTGCTTCTCTTTGGAAGTTGGCGATCCATTCAAGAATGCTCCCATCAAATTTAGCATTCATTGCATTGGTCGTGTCTTTACAGTTGCAACATCATTCGACGTCAATGTTCTCCTCGAATCACATTCGGGAACATACTCTGGAGGCCAGCACAAGCCAAATGACTTGACAGAGGGGGCGCAACCGTTGATGATGGTTTGCGCTCAATTTACGGGCGATGAGATGAAGGTCTTCGTGAACGGAAATTTGGTCGCCTCGTTAAATTTGATTGAAAACCGCATATTGGATAATGTTTCTTCGGATCTCTTCATTGGAGGCAGAGGCGGAGAGTATAGGGGCTTAATTGAAAGTGTTAGGATCTCAAGAGGCATAGTTGAGCCTTTGGTTCAGCCATTTGTGAACAACGATCAAACGATTGGTTTTTGGGATTTTAACGATGAAATCTCCTTGCCAAAATTCCACTTTTTCAACAATCGAAACGAAACAGCAGAGTCTCAAGGCAGAGATTCGTCAACCTATACCTCCCTGATCGAGACTCCAATGGTGATGCTCGGCTATGACTTTCAAAACATCAACGATTATGGGTACTTCAAAGTGTACGACCCTCCTGAACACGCCTCATCAAATGATGACAAATACACGGCACTTGAGAAGTTGGCGTCATACATCACGGGTCTTGATTTAATCGATGTCAAAAAACAAACATGGTACGCTACAAGCCTCAATGTGAATTCTGCTACATACGGAGGCTCAACTGGATCTTTGGATTATTTGGCCTCTGATCGAATCAAGCAATCTTCATTGAATGCGGTTATCAATCAGTCAGGAACGCACCCCTTAACAGGTCTTACAAAAACCGCAACTGCACGTTTGGTTAATCTCACCAACGGAAACAACATCGCCACAGCAGTTGAATCCGATTTGGATCCAATGACAAACCCCATTGAGAGGGTACGAATTATTTCCTTAGATTTTGCAAACAATCGAGTTGTTTGTCAATCGGTTCATTTGACAAATGATACGGGCGTGTCGGCCACCATCGAAAATCATCCAAAAGGCCAAGGCTTACTTTTTGACCATGCCGATGGAACTCCCATTTGGCTCACTTTGGGAAATGCTGATTTGATTGTTGACCCTGGAAACAAAAACACTTCGGCGGCAGTTGCAAATCAAGTGTCTCGACAAAAAGACGCTTTCACACGTGCAGAGTTCACTCAAGGACAACGCTTTGAAGATCGAAGTGGCAATCGGAACACAGCATATTTCACATCAGTTCAAAGCCGAATCACAACGGGTACTGCTGCTCTTACATCAATCAACCCTGAGCCAGATCCTCCAAAAGACAAGTTGCTAATGTGGATTAACGCAGGGAGCATTACTGGTGTTTCCGATGGCGCAACATTAACTCATGTAGCGGATCAAAGTGGGAACCTATTTGGCCTTTATACGGTTGGCACATGGGTCTATGAGGCAAATAGTGCCTCCTTTAATTCAAAGCCAGCATTAAGGTGTACCTCCGCAGATGGTGCTTTGATCAATATAGGCACAAACGATGGTGAATCAAAACAAATCACTCATACGGGTACTTCATTCACCGCCTTTTGGTTTGCAGCGGTGAATTACAATGCATCGTACAACACCGATCTCATTGGACAAAACGGAGGCTCACCAAAAACATTCTTTGGGATTTCGGGGGCGTCAGGGAATTGGTTTTTCACGAACAATGGGACCACAACAACAAACGCTACATCCACGGATTTGACAGTACCTGGCCTTTATTCAGCAACTTTTAATGCGGCAACAACAAACACGACTGTCCATTATCATTCAGCAACTGAAACCACTTTTGTCGCCAAAATCACAGGAACATTGAGTTTTGCAAATTCGCTTTTCACCATTTTTGGACGAGGGGCGTCATCGGATCCAGCGGCGAAAACAGGTACTGCAACGAACAAAGCAATTCAAAACACTCGCATCGCAGAGTTTCTGTTATACGAAAAGTCCATGACTGATGCTGAAAGGCAACAAGTGCAGGGGTACTTCCTCGACAAATACACGGTGATATGATGTCAACTCTCAACGATCCAACAGACGAAGGCTATGCTGGCATGGCAGGGATGACCGCTTACAACCACGTCGAAGGTGATTTCTTTTTGAGCAAGATGCCTCCATTTGACAATCAAGTGGTGAAGCAGACAATACAGGGCGTAGTTGACGAGTTTATTTTGAAAACGGATGAAATTGCTCTGCAATCCATATTCGCTGAGAATCAACCCGTGAGCATCACAGAAACAGTCTATTTTCATGAAACAACCAATGTGATCAATAAATCATTGACATCATACGCAACTGATGCGTCAGGGAATCCCTTCAATCGAATTGTGATACAAGCAGGATCGGGAGAATACAATGCGTCCCTTGCAACAAACGTTTCGTCTTCCGTCCACGATGAAATTGTGGCTTTGGCCGTGGAGGATGTCCGACCATTTATGATCAAAGGACTCGACATTGACCACGATGCAAATATCGTCAACGGGAAGCCAAAAAATGACGGTTATATTCGCCATTTGACTCCAAGTGAGGAGCCATTGATTGCTTCAATAAAGTCGCCAAGCATACTGACCACAAATGGGGGTCCGAGTCGAATTTTGGTGTATTATGATGCTATTGATCTCACAGGTGAAGTTGTGGCAGGTACAGGCTTGCCAAAGAGCGATTTTAATACAATCATGGATGACTATTACTCTGGTACAAAGAAGGCATACTTGGTTGTGCAGAAAACCGTACCTGCTGCATCCACGGTATTTTCAATTGGCGGGACTCCTCGAACCCTATCCGATATACTCCTCAAGCCTTACGCATCCCCTCCAGGGACTCCCTCCGATGTTCAACTTGAGATCACCTCAGCAGGAGGCTTGATTAGCATCCCTGCGTCAAATTTCAAACGTCCAATGAAGTCTCATGCATTGAAATCCTATGGGCAAGGTGGACGCATGGAATCGCCGTACATTGATGTAAGCGATTGCTTGATCTCAATGAAAAATTCAATACTTGGTTATGGTCGCCCACGGGCAATTGACAACCCCAACATTCCCGATCAAACATCTAATCCTTCACACCATGTTATGGTGATCACTCCTTCAACTGGAACTGACTTAAAGCAACACAATTCAACAAAACAAACACCCGCTGGCCTTTCGAGGGCAAGTCTTCAAGTGTTCAATGTGATTGATAACACCCTGTCATTGAATGAAAACCTTGTTTTGGCATTGCCAGCAAATCGGAATCGATATGCAGTTTTCGACGATTTTACAACTTCTGCGAATTCAGTCAACCCCTCATTGATTACGATTGAAATCGCTCTTTTGTCTGGTCGAGCGGAGCAATTCAATGTCCAAGTCAAGGGCGACGAGGCAGAATTGGAGATACGAGGTCGATCAAAGTTGATGGACTTTTCAAACAAACAGGTTGACAGAGATCTCAACTTGGGTGAAGCCATACCAATCAAAGAGATTGGTGATTTAGGGACTCCGACCACCACGCTATCATTGGGTGGATTAGGTCAAGGTGGAATTGATGCAAGACCCATTTGGGACGAACACCGCAACTTGACAGGATGGAAGGATCGAATCGTTGGGACTGGAAATCCCTCTGTTCGCAATGATAAACAAACATCAACCCACTATGCCTCCACCAGGGCTTTGACAGAGATTCCCTTGTTCCCCTCAATGTTCTATGATGTGGAAAAAATACATGGCGAGGGGAAAGAATTGCCCCATCCAAGTGGAATGGATTTTACAATGACAGTTGACGCAACCATGACCGCAATGAATCGCCCTCAAATGCAGCACATTGAAGGCAAAAATGCAATTGATTGGGGCATGAGGGATGTTGTTTCAGCAATACGGCTAAATCAGGATGTCTCCTTACTCATGTCCCATGTCAATTCATATGCCATACGCTGTCAACATTCGATAATTCAAGGCGTGATCACAGGGCATAACTTGACCCTTGGAACAACGAACTCCTACATTCAACTCGATGATGTTGAGGCTTTTGAAAATGAAGCAGGTTTAAGCATTGGCGGATCTGGCGTTTTGGATCAACCATGTTTTATCACCATTGGTGAAGGCATCATTACTGAGGATGCGGGGCAAGAACACGTGTCGCACTACATGATGAGAATACACAAGATCGACACAGGCACAAATCGAATTTACCCAAATTTGGCTTACGTGAGGACCGCTGGAGGGGATTCTCCTGTGCGTACCTTTGATACAACTGCGTCAACAAGAGCCGATGCTCATATTTTTGTTGGAGCAGTTGTGATGATGGGCGGGATTATAGCAAATTCAAATCTCCACGCCAATGCTCCAAATTACAATGCAGCAGTTCCTACAACAGAGGGCATTCGAGATGCTGTTCGTGCGTGTTTAGGAGGCAATCCAGTTAATATCATGCATTACCCAAATTCACATCAATCTCCGCTCGCTAAGGAGTTGGTTTTGATCTTCAATGATCGAGTCAGTATGTCTGGTCTTGAATTTGACATTTACAATGAATTTGGAGGGAAGAACGATGTTTATGCAAGGCTTCCAATTGAATGCATCCCCTATTTTGCAGGGTTGAAAGGAAAACATTCGGATGGATCGGCCTTAGATTATGTGATGCCTCAACAGATTCGATTTCGAGACATTGCCCTCAAATCGCAAGGTTTCAAAGATTGTGTTGATGAGGTGATTCGCACAATAAACATGAGCGGTCATCCTAAAGCAAAGAACAGTATCGGAAAAAGCGCATATGAAACGTTCCTTCAAAGCATTTTCAATTCAGGATCTCATTATGGATATGTTCGTGCCTTCTTGGGAAGTGAAGTGGAATCTAAGGACGGAGAGAAAGGATTGTCCATCGTGATCCATAGCACCGTACCTGGTGCTGCTGGCCGCAACTTTGCAGTATGGTTTGAGAACAGAAGTTCGTACCCTTACAGGCCAATTCAAGCATTTGGTTTTGGTGGCCTCTTGGCACAAAATAGTCGGACATATGGGGCAAATTCGTTTGCCGCTCCCATGCCGATTGGATCGGATGGAGAAACATATGTCCCAATCACCACATTTACAGGCGCACCTCATGGTCGGACCATTCAATGGGGGTCAATTCTTTACAGCAATGTTGATGATGTGAGATCATACGATGGCGTCGGCCAACGCTATAAAGCGCAAACAACCAATTTAGGGGCAACTGGAAATGCATACGGGAGTTATTCAACCAATGTCATTTCAAAGATCAATGTTGACATTGGAGTTATCGATTACATGGCTCGATCCAACATACTCGCAAGCCAAACGAATTCAGATACGCCAATCATCATACGAATGAATGGGAAATTAGCAACTGTTGGCTCTGTTGGGCCGATCATATCGGAGATGACAATTGTGTCGCTCGAAAACGTTAGGCCATACGAAGACGCAAAGAAGTTCTATGATGCCCTCTTTGACAATGCAGGAGCCGAGATCATTGGTCTTGAAGTTGAATTTTTGAATCCTTTGATGGACAAGGACGGCATAATTTTCTTCGGAGGAGGGCATACTGGCGTTGTCTTTGACATTAGCGATGGCACAGATCGGGATTATTCATTGGATTATGATCATCATTTGGCAATAGGTCCAACTGGTTTCAGCGGTTTTCAAAACGTTGGTGATTTCCAAGGCGCATCAGCCGTCCTTGATTTTACCGATCTTCGCAATGAAGACACAATAAACGATAACACATTCCGTGGGTTCCATCATCGAGATGAATTGGATGCAAATGGTTCCCCCAATGGGATATGTAGGATGTATGTGCGATGTGTTGACCACGCAGTACCTGGTGAGGCTTTTGGTGCAGGAGCATTTACTCAAGACAACACACAATGGCGAGAAGACCTTTACAATCGAAAGGTTCGCCTCACAACAACTGGATTTAGCGCATCAACCGCATCAATAACCGATAACATTGAGATTACAGGATCATCATTAACACTCGCCGCAAAGTCATGGTGGCATGAAGATGTTGTGGCTCTTTTCAATAACAACGGGGGTACGATAGAAGCGGAACACGGAGAAGTCAAATCGTTTGATCCTCGATCTTCAGGGACAACGGGGTGGGGTATTTCTGCGGTGATGAAACCAGGAACGGATTTAACCCATTTCACGGGACCGATATTGCATGGGATTTTCAATGCTGGAACAACTCAGGGCTATCCATGGGGGCTGCACGTTGCTGGTCAACCCCCAGTAGGTGCAGATCAAGAAATTACAGTTGCACTTTCAAGAGGAACAGGACTTGGCTTTGGACTTCCAGTCGATGCAAAAGTATTGGTTCCACAGTCCATGCCAAGCGCAGGAATCAAAGTCAAAACAAATGGATGGACATTTGTGATGATGGGGATCCACGCAGGTGGGGAAACCTACTGCTACATTGGGAATACGGTCGGAATTACAAACCCCGCAGATCCTGGTGGTGCGATGGCTCCAGGCATTCACGATTTGACTCAGTTCATTGCAAATGTTGCAGATCAAAATTATGGCGTTGCAGCAACTGGTCCGAACAAAAGAAACACATTCGATACACAATCGAATGGCTATGGGGGCGGTGTTGCCGATCATCCTGATGTACCTGCTGCGTTGCAAACGATTCGAGACTTGGATATGGCTACAATCGGATGCGCTTTGATCGGTGCGCCTCATGTCAACTTCTTAGGTCCAGAGACAACACAGGGAGGACACCCATGCCCTCCATTTACGGGATATTTCAGCGGTATGCTCTCAGGAGCAAGCACATATGGAACCGTTGATGCGGCGGGTGCGACTGGTACGAATTCAGCAGGGCCAATCCATTTTGCTGGCTTTTTGTCCGAAGTCGCTTTATGGAAGCGGGGGATCACATTTACTGAGGCGAGTACCCTGTGGGCTGGCCGATCCATTTGGTGATGTAAATGGCAGAAGTATTCCCCCGTGCATTTTACCCTGCCAAGTATAGGCTGATGGGTAAAACCGCCGATGGAATGCCAAAGTCTGGAATCATGGCTATGCACATCACTTATCCCGATACCGAATACTCACATGATGACATAGAGGATTGGGAAATGGGGGTCAACTCAACTGATTGGCGACAGGGAATCACCGTTTTGATACGAACGCCCTTGGCAACTGCTGCAATAGCCGAAGCAAAGAATGTCATTGCAATCGATCTCAAGCAACAAGCGGCAGACCATGGAAGTGCAGATCATACCTATGATTTGGGAACTGAGGAAGCAACACGTTTTATTGCTGCTAAGATCAATTCTCGAAGAATCAAAATGGTCGGAGAAAGAGACAAAACCTCGTACCTTCGAGCAAAGTATGTCCGTCAATCAATGGACAAAAAATACAAGATTGAATCCTTGACATATACGAGTGGTTCGATTGTGGTCGCTAAGATCAAGACATTGAGTGGAACTGCTGTGCCAACTGAAATGATTGGTAAATTCCAATTGAAGGTTGGGATTGGAGCGGGAGGCGGGGTTAAAAAATTGAACGCAGGGACATATTCGCTTGCAAGTGAGCCTGTGTTTCTGTATCGTAGCGGGAATTTTGCTTATGTCAGCATGGCATCAACAGGTTATGCCTTTACCGCAAGTCCAACAGCAGGAGATGCCTTGGTTGGAAGTTCCGACATTACTTTGGAAACAGCAGATGATCCAGTCCACACCGTTGTCTTAGGATGGCAAAAAATCAGTCCACATCAATCACATTATTATTGGGCAGAAGCAAATTTAGGCCCCGTAGTCCAAGGCGTTGGAACAATTGGTTTGCACAAATTGATTGCAAAACCAATGGACGGAGGCAACATGGGATTGCCTTCACCAAACCATGTTAGCCAAAACGGTCGAGAAACGACGTCTTTTACGGCGGTTGGGCCACAATATGGAAGAGGATACAATCGATTCAGCATCGAGGGATTAAATTCATGCAATATGCCTTCGATCCCCCCTCCTGATTATCATATCACTTCACCTCACATTGAAGGAATTACTTCATTGCACCCCGATGTAGTCTCCGACATCTCCGCAAACAAGTTGCAGATTGAAAAGTTGGAATCTGGTGTGGAATTGCCAGTTGCAGCCACGGATCACAAAATATCTCTTGAGAACGGGTACAATGGCACATTTTCATCAACTTCTGTGGCTGCATCAATTTACAATGATGGGGTTGAACCGTATTTGTCGAATTTCACAATGGCAAATATCCATGTGTCGCACGGCATAAAGGATTCAAATCAAGAGGCTTATGCTCGCCCATTTAGGATGACAGGAACCATAAATCCAGATCGGGTTAGCGGTTTGCAGATCAGCAATGAAGAACGAGTCTTTGATGATATTGAGGTTCTCGACGATCAAGGAAATTCATTGGTGTTGAAAGGTAAATCTCCGTGGGGTACTGTGATTCGTGATTTCACATATTCAAACGAAAGAGAAAACCCTGAGACTGGTGTCGTTGAAGTCGGACCCTCGTCGCCTGGAGGGACATTAACTCCAAATCTCAAAATCCAATTGCCAAAACAAGAAGACATACCTGGCGGGATCTTTGTTCGTTCAGGCCATGATCGAGTGCAAGCATGGTCGAACAAGACTTGGGGGTTGGGAGGGTTATCTGCTCCAAATCCAAGAAAGGCAGGGGTCGCAGAAGAGGATAATGAAACGTCTCAATTTGATACTCATGATCGTATGTTGATCTTCCATTGCCAACGAATACTTCACGATAAAATGGAACAGTACCATGGATTAAATCTCCGTAAGCCCAATGGCAACTCAAGTAGCGGTCAAACACGATTGTTTGCATCTCACCGCATATCCGATCACGCTGAAAGAGGAAGCGTATTGAAACAAACAAACAATGGTGTTGAAACAGGCAATTTGATCCCTCACCATCGCATTCGCTTTGCGAGATATGGTCATTCTTTCATCACACCGACTTTACACAGAGGGACGCCTATGAGTATGAGGCGACAATTGCATCGATCTCATGGCTCTGCATATTCCTTGATGTTTGAAGCAGAAACCGAATACAAACACCACGGCTTTGGAAGTGGAGACACGACAAATTCTGCAACTGTGTTTGAATTGGATACTCTCGAAGCAAAAGCAAGTTCCAATTATGCAACAGGATCATTCGCAGGAGATGGCTTGCCATTGAGTGAATTGAAAGGAGCAAGGCTTCCCGATATTGATGGATCCTACACTTCTGTCAATCATCGCAACTTTTTGGATTATTTGTTCGCTCCAGGTCAGGAACACACTAAGGCAGAAGGCATAAGCCAATCTGTTGAGTTTGCACTTGGATCTGCAACGCTTTCAGGGTCGAAGGCAGCAACGAGATTGACAGTCCAAGGAGGCACGTTGACCAAAAATAACCGCTTTGGTACTGCTAACGAGTTCATGATCAATGGATTCATGGTGAACCAGTATTTGGGCATGGGTGGTCGTTTGGAGCCGATTCGCAAGTTAAGTGCAGATGGCACAGGAAATTGGTTTGTTCGAGGATTTGCAGAGGGTGTGATTCGACCACGTGTTGCAACAGAGTTGGCGACTGTACCTCCTTTGTTTGCCCACGATCCAGAATTGCTGAACATGAATGCTGCCCAAGTGAGTTTGAGCAATTCCATTCCAAGCACATCGTTTAGGAAGCCCACAGATGCAGATCATGGTTTGATCAAAGCAGCAGATACTTTCAGCGGAGCAACCCCAGACGCTTTCCTTTGCAATTGGCTGGCCGAATACAGCCATCCTTCTCTCTTTGGAACCAGCAGGGAGCATTTCCTCATGTTCCGATACCGTGAAGCAGGGATGCCTCGATCAAGAGATTACCCTGCCGTTAATGGTTTATTTTTACGCAATTCTTCACATCCAACCACCACGGCTCAACCATTGAAAAGTGCTGCTTTTGAAAGGCTTTACATCGCACAATGGTTGCAAAATTGGGGATTCAATGGCTTGAATGCAAGCGGCCATGGCAACATTGAGGGGCTTCGAGGAGCGGGAGCCGTTCGTATGGGTCATACCACTATTCGAGAAGCCAGCGGCACACTACGTTTGATGAAAGAGAACGCAAACGGAAATCGATGTTCAAGAGGAGAAGGGATTGGAGATGGTATAGATCCTACAAAGGAAATTGGCGTCGTGATGGGGATCGACAAAGACACCGACAATGAAGACTTCAACAGGCAATACTTTGCATTCCAACCTTGTGTTGGGATTGACATTAGCCGAAGGCTTCCAGTAAGGTCTTGGGGCTTTAGGACTGGATCCGATGCTTTGAATATGCTTGCTGGCGATCCTACTGAGGCCGATGCAGGGAATGCCCAAGCAGTTTTGAACAGCGGTCGATTTGATGGTGGGATTCATGATGCTGTTCAAGATCTGCCCAGTCCAGCCTCGTCAACTGATGGTACGGATTGGGGCAATTACCTCACTACTTTGGGCATGGAAAAATCAGTCCCAGTAGGTTTTGTAGCAAATGATTTCACGGTCGAGGCTACACCGTTTGAAAGGAACATCCGACAAAACAACGAGATCTTATCCGAAACAGAGAGGATTGGGATAGGAAACAGAGTTGGCATCACCGAAAACGGTATGCTTTCTCCACACGTTATGGCATCAGGGGGATGGGACTACGAGTTGGATGATACACGCCCAACTGAACTGCCAGTATCTGGGGCTGTGTTATGGTTGAAGGCTGATTCATTGGATCTTCAAGACGGAGATTCGGTGGCAAAGTGGACAGATTCATCAATTAACAAGTGGGAGTTCATCCAAGGAGGGGCTTCGGCTCAACCGACATTTGTGAAACAAAATTCTGCCGTGAACAATATGCCAGTTGTCAGTTGTGATGGCGGAGATTTTCTTGACATGAGTTCTTTTCAAGCATCTCTTAATACAAAAGAAATGACTCTTTTTGCGGTTGCTTTCCCTGATTCCGACAACAATGCTGCACAAGGAGTCATTGAGTCATTCTCAAATAGCCCTGTGGCAAGATCAGGATATTCATTGTGGGCGAGAATGGATATGACCAATCTTTGGAGATTTCAAGGCGGGGCTGATAGCACCTATACTGGTGTCAATTCGGCTAATAATGGGGCAGAAGGAGGCGTTGCAGACGTCATAACTGGAAAAATTTATGGTGGAAATGGCGCAGGTGGGACTTCAACATTTGAGATATACCAAAATGGAAAATTGGATAACACAACCACGGGTCCATACTGGATGGCTACTGCTGATCCTGTTGGAGTTGCTCACGTAGGGAGTTTCAAATTAACTGGAAAGATTGCTGAGATTATTCAATTCGACCGAAAATTGACAACGGCTGAACAGCAAGAAGTTGAATCGTATTTGTCTCGAAAGTATGACATAAAATTCGCTTCAACTGCTTCGCCTCACCCTGCTTTGTATTACGATATTAACCACAAACCGTTGAACAAGGGTTCGGATCCGTGGATTGATCTTCAACAATGGACAGGATCAACATCCTACGATCAAACCGCATCCCCTGGTGCGATGATTGCTCAAGCCTCCGATTTTACTACGGCACAATTTTATCATCTGCGTGGGAATGCCTTCCACACCAACATGAGGCCAATCACAAAAGCATTATCGCAGTATGGCTATCCTCCAATGGGGCAGAGCCAGATCGCAGGGAGTTCATTGACTATCACGGAAACAACTCCTCTTCTTACCTCAGAGATCTCCGACATAAGGCAAATTCAATCAAGAACAGAACCTCGTCTTGGTTTGGTCATGGAGGTGGAAAGTGAACGGTTGGAAAACAAGAACGTTGAGTATGCGGTTGCAGGAACCCGATCTGTTTCTCTCCATTCCGATTTGATGCTTGGATACCACTTCCCCGTTTTGCCATCTCATCAAACAAAGGCTCAATTGCAGTTGGAAGGTTTCACCGTAAATGGATCGGGGAGCGCAACGGTTGCAAAGGATTTCAAAACAAAACCTGTTTGGAGTCCTGATTCAAATGCTTCTAAGGGGGCAATCGTTGCACCAAGCGATTCGATTCGAGGAGATCAAAAGACTCACGCCTTAGACGTGTGGGCGGTTAGAGGTTCAGCGGATTTACCAGCCTGGGGCGGAGTCTATATTCTCCGCAAAACCTATTTGCATCGCGGTGAAGAGGAAACGATGAAGTCCCAAGTCGATTCAAACACAGGTAAGGTTGTAGCCTCAAACCCAGTTCGCAAGTATGTTGATTACATTGTCCGACCTGTGAGGCCATTGAAATTGTACGGCTTTGCCTCCGATCTTTTACAGGATGGTTTTGTCTTAGGTCCGAGAGCATCTCTCTCAGGATCATTCAACACCTATGGCTCACAAATTTTTACCAGAGATAAGCGATACGGAATTTTTGAAATGAATGACGCCCGTGCTTTGGGCGAGGTTGAACCGATCACCTCAGCGGAGGGTTCCTTTGAGATCACATATCCTGATTTCAATGAATTTGATGTTGTTTGGCATTTGATTCCAAGTGCAAATATGCTTCAATTTGCAAAGTCCGATGCTCATCGGTTCTCCGACGACCAAAAGATGGAACCAACCATTGAGCCTCGATACTCTCAAGCATCACACGTGGGAGGGGGCAACAAGGTCAGTCAATCGGAAACCAAATATGACCTCACCAAGGGAATCATGGGAGATCATGCGAGGCATTCAAAGGATGGCGAAATTGTTCAATCCCAAGACTCTCTCAGGTTATATCCAAGAGTCAAAGTGATGACCAGCAAAGGAGGAAATGTGTATTCCTTGGATGATGCATCTGTTCTCCCCCCAGGAGGAGGCAAAGTATTCGCCTTAGATCATACGGGTGTTTTGACATATTCGAGCGTGAGCGGGGATGACATCACCATCTCTGGAGGATCGTTAGTGGATTCAACAGGGACAACAGTATCGGATTATGTAGGCATGACGTGGTACTTTACTGACATTTCATCTCTTACATCCCTTGGCACAATTTACGAGGCAAGAAGCCCAACTCGAAAACAAGTTGTTTCTCCATCGTTCATCGATAATGCAGTTGTGTTGGCAAAGACCCAAAGACATTCTTGGCCGTTTTACAATCGAGATTTGAATGCCGTTGAGCAAACAACGCTATCCTTCCAAGGTTTGTTGCATTATGAGCCATCCGATTTTGTCATGGCACAGCAATCAACATTCAGCATAACCAACGGAAAGGACAGAGGATTTATCTTTGCAAGCAACGGTACTCAAAAGATCTTGAACGATGGTTTTCAAATCTCTTCGGCTTATGTCCCATCCTATGTCATTGATGGAAACAATGTCAAATGGAGAGTAGCGGATGTGGAAACGGAATTAGGCAACAGATTGTTGGTTTTCAAAGATTTGACTGGCAAGAATTTGAGCGACTCTGGGATCGAAATAACACGCCTTCGTGCTGCCCAAATTGGAAACATAGGCATGAGAAGTACCGATGCAGCAATGCACCTGTTAAATGACGCAGGAGGAGATTTTGCAGGTATCCGATTGGAAAAACCAGATCGGGAAACGGCATCAAATGACATCTCAAAATACACCGATGCTCATCCAATTTTGACAGAAAAGAATAACCACAGCAATGTCTTTGTTTCGAGAGACACAAGAGGATTGAACACAATGGACGTGATCCGCAATTTGTCTCAAATCGACAACCGCCAAATAATCAATGATCGAGCAGGACAGATTGTGTATTCAAAAGATGTGTTTGACGATACTGGAATTCGACTTGGTGTGGAAAACGGTGCAGAAAACATCATGGTTAGTCGATTGTTCGATTCGCCAAATGAAATCGTGATTGTAGGCGATGTGATTGCAGGAAATGAGATTGTGTTTATTCGCATCCGTGATAGCGAAAGAGTAAGAGAGGCGGCAGCAAATGGTGAAGAGGGAATGATCAAGACTCTGCGTCAACAGATACCTGGTTTAAAGACCGTAAAGGAAGCAAGAGCAATTGCAAAGTCTTTGTTGTCGAGAGTTGAAAATGGCGCACCAATGTTGAACATAATGGGAATGATGAACGCCACCTCTGTTTCAGCAGGAGATTTGATTTCGATCAACCTTCCAACTCACGGAGTTGTAGGAAAGTTTGCTGTGTTTGAATGTAAGCACACCCACTCCACAGGAAAGACTGATCTTGTAGTTGCTCAATACGAGAAAGGCATTGAGGGTATTCTTGCCGATGTTCGTTCGAGCATGGTTAGCATGAGCGGATTGAATGAATCAGCAGGAGATGCAAAGGTGGCGGAAAACCTCTCCCTCTCCACATCAATTCAAGTTATTGCTGTTCACCGCATAACGGTTAGGAACACAAACAATACAGGTTTTGTGATTGGAGCAAAGCACAAAAATGGCCTTGGGAGCATAGGTGTTCGAGATAATGCAAAAAGGGGAGTCCCTCTCGGTTCAAGTAAGAGCCGACAATACGTGGTGAAATGATATGCCAGTTCTCGACCCCCTCAAAGCCGCTTTGACCGACCACCTCCAAACGCTGATCAAGAATTGCACCTTGGGAACATCTGGATCAAAGTCATCAAGCAGAGACAGCGGGGCAGGAAATACCCAGTTGAGCAAAAACGTGGTGATTCAAAGAGTCGATGATCGTACACTATCGATTAACGCATTTTTTGATTCGCAGCACACATCGGCTCAACCACTTCAAGAGGTCGTTTTACACGGGACAAATGCTCTCGACACCCCTGCATTCCGAACAACTTTTCTTCCGATCCAAAAGAACACCACAAACGAGGTTCGGATTGATATTTTGATGGAGGTTAGATGAATGGCAAAATGTTCATGCAAACCTGGAATTGAGAGAGATAGTTGCTCAAAATGTGAAGGAACAGGTCAAGTCAAGAATTTTTTGGGCAATCACATTTGCCCTAAATGCGGTAAGCGGGGCGACGGAATGCGATTTAGGCATGAGAAACATGGTTGTGATGATAACCGCATTGACACCGATAGGAACTTGATGATGAATCAAAAACAGTTTGAACGCTGGCAAGATAAAAACGCAAGTGAACCAATGAAGATTTTTGATATTGCATGGGATCTGATGAAAAGCGACAGTCAAGGGTGCGATGTTTGCGGTGAAACAGATGGTGTTTTCACCTACATGGATAACAACAAAAGAGCGCACATGGTTTGTTCCGATGCTTGCATGGATAAGAACAAAGGCAAGGGAAGAGGAACAACGCCCGTTTTAGGCGGAGGAAGAATGGTGAAATCCGATGAGAAGGGCGACAACGCCCCAACCAACCCTGGTCTTTGGTCGCAAGCCAAATCGAAGGCTCGATCCAAGTTCAAGGTGTACCCTTCGGCCTACGCCAATGGTTGGGCTGCTAAATGGTACAAGTCCAAAGGCGGCGG